TGCGAAATCCTCGAAACAGGCAATGATTCTTACCGCTTCAAACAGCGCAAAAATCGATCTCAGAAGGCTGGAAAAGTGGAAACAATTGGACGCTGACTAGTGGAAAGTATTGGGCGCTGTTTGACACGCAGCACCTGATCGTCAATATCACCGTCCAAGTCTGGTCAACTCATAGATGCAAATATTAGCGAGAGCATCACATTAAAGATGCATCTACGCACACGCATGTGTGACGTGCGCGAGTTGATGCTCTTAAAATATTTGGGGGTATCGGAAAAAGGTAACATTGGTAATCTATTTTTAAAAATAGATAATAATTACTTTAAAATCAATAATATACATATTTTCTTAAAAGGTAATATTTAGGTAATTTATTAGTAACCTGATTACCTTTTTGAATGGTAATAATCACAAAATAAAACATCTTTTAAAATCATTGAGTTGCAAAACAATTACCTTTTTAGTTACCAATTGTGACCATTAAAAGGTAATCACTTATAATTATAAAAATCAAACACTTGTAAGGTGTTTTTTTATGGCGTTACTGATATTACCTTTTTCCGATGTCCTCCCTAAATTTCATACATAAGCCATAAAATCAACAGGGGCACGAAACTGCACAAGCCATGCGCACGTATCCGCACGAATAAATCCAACCATCAACCCAGCCACCCCTTGATTACGTCGGCGGATTTGAGGAATTCATGCATCTGCACGGTTACCGACCCATAAAGCGGGCAGGCGTGGCGGGGTCACGAGCGCGCGCTCTGGGGTTTGATGGACGTAAAAAACCACCCAGGCAGATGATGCGTGGGTGGTGACGACGAATGTTTGTTCTATCGGCTCATCGGCATAGGTGAAGAACTCTTTGCCTCGCTGTTACCGAGTTCGTAATCCTTGAATCGCACCACTTCCTCGCCGATCCAGTCGTTCAGTTCCTTCAGTCGTTCTTGCAGCGGGATAATCTCGTTGATGGTGAACACCTTGGCGGCCTTCTCGGCATCGCCGAATCCGCCGGTGTTGTTCGGGATGATGCCCATCAGTTGAGGCGGTACACGGTGAGCGGCCAGCAGATCGTCGCGGGTCACGTTCTTGATGTTGAAGAACTCATCCTTGGCGGCCACCTCGCTGACGGGTATCAGCTGGATGCCATCCTTCTTTCCGTTCGGCGCGTACATGAACAGGTTGCGGAAATTGCCGGGGCCTTTGGCGCTTTTGAGCGCGGTGCGCAGCGCGTCCACATCGGTCTGATCTTGCGCGGCATCGGTCATGTAGAGGATGAACCCGGCGTGACTGCCGTTCTGGTAATACTTACGGCGGAACAGCGTCGCGCTTTCGTTCAGCCAGGCTGAGTTAAGTGCAGACAGATATTCCGGCAAGCCATAGACTTCCTGATTGATGTCCGGCTCTTTCAAGTGGAAGATCGTGCCAGGTGCGAACTCATGTTGCGTCAGCCAGTTTTGCGCGAACCAGTAGCTCTCCAGATCGGTACCGCGCCTGGTATATTTTGCCGGGGAATGATTCAGGCTCAACGGCCTGTTTCCTCTTGAGTCACGCCGCTCAAGGTAACCATTGCCATACACCAGATAATCCAGCACATACGAAGAAAACACTGTCCGGCTCAACAGCTGGTGCGGGATGAACAGGCTGGCAAGGATGTTGCGCTTCACATAGATCGCGCTGGAATGGTGAACCGATGCGCGGAACGATCTGGACAACCCTTCCCACGATATCGGCGGCTCGAAATACTGCCCCATCGTCACGCACTGTAGATACTCAAGTATCTCGCTGCGGTCCAGCGACGGTATCGGATCGCCGAAGGTGAATGCCTCTGCTTTGGCAGGCGTGGCCACTTTTGTGTCTGTAATCGTTTCCATCAGTAGATCTCCATAATGTTCGAGTTAAGTTGAGTGCTGCCTTCGAGTGGTTCGTTCGAGAGTGCGTGCATAGTTGCCCAGGCAAGATCGGCGTGACTGGTTTCGGCAGACCGGCCAGCCTCGAAAGTGATCTGTCTGCCGCTGGGCGTGCTGGTCTTTTTGATTGCCATGAATGAGGCCGACACATCCGTCCAGCCAGCATCGAATTCCAACCGTCCCTTGCTGATGACGTCATAGGCCTTCAGCACTAGGCGCATCTTCACATCAGGCGAATAATTGAATGACCGCGCGCCCGGGAAGAACTGCTTCACCAGCTGGAACACGCCCTGCCCGATGCCGGTCGTATCGATGCCGATGTACGTCACGTTGTAGCATTCCGTCACTTTCTTGATGCGGTTTGCCTGTTCTTCGAAATCCATACCCTTGAACTGCACGCGGTCGAGCATGCGGAACTTGCCACCTGGCACCGCAGGCGGCGCGATCACCACCAGTGCGGCACTATCTCCAGTATGCGACGGGTCATAGCCGATCCACACCTCGCGGAAACCGAGCGGGCGCCTAGCAAACGGCTTGAAATCCTCCCAAACAACCCACGAATCCACCATGCAACGCTGCAACTCGGCGAGCGGGAACACGCTCTGTCCATCGTCAATGAACATGCACATCAACAGATTGGCGAATTCGTCCGGGCTATAGTCCATGCGCAGCTGGTCGATGTCGAACAGATCACAGCCGCCCGCGATAGCATCCATCACCGTCACGATCTGCCGCCACTGCCCGTCTTCACACAATCGGCCATCCTTCAGCGCCGCATGCGTAATATCCAGCTTGATCTTCTCTGCAGCCGCCCTGCCCTTGTTGAACAACTCGCCAGACCAGAACGCATACGCCTCATGTGCCAGAGTTGAAGGCGTGGACATATAAGTAAGCCGCCAGTGCTTGTGCATCGCCATGCCAGACGTTACTTTGCGGAACTCTTGAAACTTCGGTATCCAGAAAATCTCATCGACATACAAATTTCCGTGATAACTCTGTGCCGTGCGAATATTGGTACCAAGGAAATAAAGCTCGGCGGCGTTCGGCAGCACAATAACCTCGCCCTGCAGCTCGATATCGGCAGACTCACGCGCAAACTGCTTGATATAGTTTTTTGAAACATGCGCCTGAGCCTTCGAGGCAGACAGGAAAATCTGATTGCGCCCGGTCGTCATCGCATCATTGATACCTTCCCTGGCGAAATACCACGTCGCGCCGATCTGGCGGCTTTTCAGAATGTTTCGGATGCGATGTGCCAACCCTGCCCGATACCACTTCTTCTGGTAGTCGAACTGCGTATCCATGAACGCATCGTGCAGCTGCTTCTGTTGCTCTTCGCTGTAATCGTTGCGAGTGACAGCCTTGCGCGGCCCTTTGTTACGATTCGCCACCTTCGGATTCAAGTCTGTCTCGTTGCCACTCTTGCCGCTGTATTTGCGGATCCTCGCAATGCGCTCCATCTGCCGTGCCAGCAGGTCGATTTCCTTGAAATCCTTACCCTCTTTGTCGTTCTTCTCCACCAGCATGATGAAGCGCGCCTCAAGGCTATCTTCGCAACGCTCGACAGGATCCGCCTCATCCCATTTATCGCGACGCTTCCAGGAATGGATCGTGCCTGACTTTACGTGCAGCTCATCTGCGATGCGCGCGATGCGCCAGCCTCGCCAATAAAGCGATCTGGCCTGACGGCGTGGATCCATGTCGGTGTTCGTATTCATGCGCGGAGGCTATCAGCACACCCCTTGCGCACTTCGACTACGGAGTTGTGATGAGTGGAATCACAACATCAGGCGGTTGCGTGCGAGGCGGCATAGCTTGGACTATGTCCGCACTGATTTTTTCCACCTGTTCACGAACAAAAGGAACGCAAAATGCCACTTACCAAGCCATTCGTCGTCGCTACTGAAGGTCAAACCATAGACGGTCGCAACATCAGCCGTGACTGGATCAATCAAATGGCCGCAAGCTACAGCCCGAAGGTTTATTCAGCAGTCGCAAACCTTGAGCACTGGCTGTCGCTGTCTCCAGATAGCCAGTTCAGCGCACAGGGCATGGTCGTCTCATTGAGCACTCAAGAGGCTGAGTTGTTGGGCGATAAGAAACTGCAGTTGCTAGCCGTAGTTGATGCCAGCGAATCAGTTGTTGCCATGCAGCAGGCTGGAAAGAAACTTTTTGCCAGCATCGAGGTTACCAACAACTTTATCGGTAAAGGCATCGCCTACCTGACAGGCCTGGCCTTCACCGACAGCCCTGCCAGTATCGGCACTGAATCCATGAAGTTTTCGGCGAAAAAAGACCACATCTACTCGTTCGACAACGAGCTGGTGATCGAATTCGAGAAAGCCGTAGCGCAACCCTCTGCTGGTGATTCATTGTTTGCCAAAGTCAAGGAACTGCTCGGAATCAATGGCAAAAACAACGAAGCCCGCTTCACCGATATCGGTCAGGCTGTGCAAGCCATCGCGTTCTCCCAAAAAGAGACGATGGATACCATCGCCGCTTTTTCAGTCGCTGACCTGCACCAAGAGCTGGATTTGATGAAGCAGGAACGTGACAAGCACACAGCGGACTTCGCAGCACTGCAACAGCAAGTCACCGCCCTGTCAGAACTACCGAATGGTGCAGGAACCCGCCCATCATCCACCGGCGGCAACGGCCTTGCCGTCACCGACTGCTAACTGCTAACCGAACACCCTCACGACTACCGGAGATACAAAATGCGCCTCGCTACCCGTAATGCCTACAACGCCTATCTGGCTCAAATCGCACAACTGAATGGCGTACCGTCAGCCAATGAGAAGTTTGCCGTCACCCCGACCATTCAGCAGAAGCTGGAGGAACGCATCCAGCTTTCCAGTGCTTTCCTGCAAGCCATCAACGTCATCGGCGTCGTGGATCAGCAAGGCGCCAAGATCGGCATGGATGCAGGCGGCACCATCGCTGGTCGCACCAACACCGCCAATGCAGACCGTATGCCACAAGACATCACGGCACTGGATGAATTCCTCTACAACTGCGTCAAAACGGATTTCGACTCATTCATTGAGTACACCAAGCTGGATGCATGGGCAAAATTCCCAACCTTCCAAAACATGCTGCGCGATGTCATCCTGAAACGTCAGGCGCTAGATCGCATCATGATCGGTTTCAACGGCACCTCCGCCGCAGCCACGACAGATCGTGTTGCCAACCCGCTGTTGCAGGACGTAAACAAAGGCTGGATCCAGCACTTCCGTGAACAGGCTGCTGCCCGTGTCATGCATGAAGTCGTTGCCGCATCGGGCGTGGTCAACATCGGCGCGACCGGCGATTACAAGAACCTCGATGCCCTGGTATTCGACGCGAAAAACAATCTGATCGACCCGACTTTCCGTCAAAGACCGGATCTGGTGGTGATCTGCGGTACCGCACTGATGGCGGACAAGTACTTTCCGCTCATCAATCAGAACCAGCGTCCTGAAGACATGCTGGTGATGGACATGCTGGTCAGCCAGCAACGCATTGGCGGTCTGCCAGGTGTACAAGTGCCATTCCTGCCTGACAACACACTGATGATCACGCCGCTGAAGAACCTGTCCATTTACTGGCAAGAAGGCTCACGCCGCCGCACCGTCCTGGACAATGCCAAGCGTGATCGCATCGAGAATTACGAATCCAGCAACGAAGCCTACGTGGTAGAAGAATTCCGCGCCGGTTGCGTCGTTGAAAACATCGTTCAGGTGTAATCATGGGAAGCCCAGCCCGTCAACACTTCGAGCGAGCATCGGCAGCCACTTCACAGGCTGCCGAGTCCGACAATCCACGCGACGCAAACGTCTATGAACTGATGCTGCATAAGCTGGCACAAGACAAACGCCGACTCAAAGACGTCCAGTCCATGGAGCGCAAGGCCGAGGTCAAGCGCGAGATACTGGCCGAATACCAGCCATGGATCGACGGCGTGCTTGAAGGTGAACAAGGCGTGCAGGACGACGTCTTGGTCACGGTCATGGTCTGGAGCATTGATGCCGGGTATCTGGACAACGCGCTGCGCATTGCGCGTTATGTCATCCAGCACAAGCTGGCTATGCCCGATCAGTACAAACGCAACCCACCCTGCCTGCTGGCCGAAGAGTTTTCCGACATCGCCTTGCGTGATCTCGGTGCTGCCACCAAGACCGAAGCAGAATTGGCCGATCTTGCAGCTATCCTTCAGGAAATCAACGAACTGACTCAGGACGAAGATATGCCTGACGAAGTACGCGCCAAACTACACAAGGCCATCGGACTAACCCTAACCGCCAGTGACAAATCTGCCGCACTCGACCACCTGCGCCGTGCCTTTGCGCTGCATGACAAAGTCGGCGTTAAAAAAGACATTGAAAAGCTCGAACGTGAGCTGAAGAACTTGGCCACCGCATCCAGCGGCAGCTAAAAAGAGCGGACCCCGCACCTGGCGGCGAAGGGTGAGTCAATGGACTGGTCTCCACACTGACGAAACCCTTCCCACCGCCATCTACCGGAAAAGAACATGACCACTCCTACTGTACCCGTCACCGTCACACTGACAGATCAAGCTGGTCAACCTGTAACAGGCGCAAAAATAGTCGCCGCCCTGAATCGGGATGAAAACTATGGCGGATTAATTGTATCTGCACAGGAAATATCCATCACCGATGCCACTGGAATTGCCGTTCTGGAACTATTTCCGAACGAGCTCGGCACACAACAAAGCCAATATCTATTCAGAATTCACCTGCCATCTGGGCGAGTTGTAAAACTCACCGGCACCGTGCCGAATGCGGCCTGCAACCTGGAAAACATTGTCAACATGCCTGGATACGCTGGCAAGCCCGACGGCCAGTTGGCAATTGATACTGCGAT